GTTGTTTCGTTTATAATTTTAATATTGTAATTGTTTCCACTAACCCATCTTCTAGGAATAAATTTTAAAATTTGGGCGCTATTAGATTCTTGAAGTATTATCATATCTATATAATAAAATAAGTTACTTTTTGTTAAGTATAAAACAAAAAAAAAGGGCTAACATTTGTTAACCCCCTTTTAATGAAAAAAACCTATTAAGAATTAGTACCTTCTGTTACAGTTACCGTTGCTGTCATTCCTGCAAAAGCATTTGCTTCAGTTGCACCTTCTAAAAAGTTAGCTGGAACTTGCTCTTGTGCCGAGAAAGTAAGTGTATATCCACTCATATCTGCCATTCCTGCCCCAGTGACAATAGTCCCACCATTAACATCGCATCCGTGTTCTGCTCCCATTAAAAAAGCATTACCGTTATAATCTTGTACTATAATATGGGGTCTTCCATAAGCCATGAGCTTGAGCTCCTTATTATCTTGTACTGTTAATTTCTTTAATGTTAAACTTAATGTTTGATCAAAAAACGTTGTTCCGTTTTCTCTTGATGATGTAATAGCTTGTTCAAAGCTACTATTACCCTTTAATTCGTACTTAAATACTGTTACAGCACCTAGACTATCTACTACGTCTGTATCTGTACTATCATAAGATATTGTTATATCACCAAAGTCTGCAAAATATACAGCTTTTATTCCTCCTACTGAATCTTTACACGGTTCTTTTCTACCTTTTGTTAAATCGCATGCCATCTTTATTTATTTTTTAATTAAAAAAGGGTAGGTAGGCACTTATTGGCTTACCCACCCTGATTTATTGGTTAATTATTTATTAAGAATAAAGAACAATATCTGATCCGATACCGTACTGGATTCCTGCTGTAAATCGCATTACAACTCTTACATTCTGTGAACCATCAATATCAGCCATGTCTATAACTTTTACCTCGTTCATGTCGTTTAAGAGCCCAGTCCCGAAGAATAGGTTACTTTTTTCTGCTGCTACCATTGTATTATCAGCTAAACCATTCGCAACTGCTAATTTAATTCCATCAAAGCTCAAAGTTCCACCTGTATACCATTGTGTACCATCTGCATTTACACCAGCTGCTCCTACGTTAGTTGCAAATCCACCTAAAGCTCTTACATAAGATCTAGCTACATTCTGTGATACGTAAATAAACATATCTTCACTTGTGTAAAGGCTTGATCCTATTGCATCTACCACTAAACCGATTTTGTCAATTACGTTTCCTGCTGTTACTGCTGCACCTGCTCCTACGTCTGTTACATCTGCATCTGCTAAAAGTAAAGATTTAAAACCAGCAAATTCACCATTATTAGCTGCTGTACCATTCCAAATACTTTGTTCTGTTTTTTGTGCTACTTTAGCCGATACATGGCCAATTAAAAAGTCAGCAAAAGAACTAGGTAAGCTATCAAAAGCTGAATACCCCATTGAAATCGCATCCCAATCAGATTGGAAATCTTTTTTACATAATTGTAAGTTTACTTGCTGATATTCTGGTTGTAAAATTCTTTCAGTAAGTGTTAAAGTAGAAGTTGGATCAAAGTCACATGAAGCATCTTTAATTAATGAATCAGTGCTTACTTTTTTCATTACTTCTTTAAATTTGATATTTGGTTTGATTGTTATTAAACCATTATCTAAAGTTGAACCACTCAATAAGGCTGCGGATATATATTTTCCAGCTGATTCACCTGCATAAGAAGTTGTAATATTAGTTGTTGTCGCCATTTTATTTTATTTATATATTAATTATTATGATTCACTTGCCCATACACCGTCTCCACCAGTTAAATACCAGTCTGTAAGTGCTACTGCTTTAAGTGTACACCAGTCTCCTTTGTTTGCTGTTGCTTTAGTGTTAATCCAATCTTTATCATCTACTCCACCTGAATTAACTGCTGCTACTGCTCCGTGAATTGCATCTGTTGCTGCTGGGCTAATTGTGATAATATTGTTTCCATCTGCTCCAGTATTTCTAAATGTAAATTCCATACCTATATTATTTGCTGTAATTGCAGGTAAAGTCATTACTTTAGCATCTGTTGCTATGTTAAATTCTGTACCAGAGTCATTTACACTAATATCTTGAGTTGTAGTCAAAGTTTCTTGCTTTGATCTGGCTCTTAATACGTCATTACTTGTTGTGATTGTTGTTGACATTTGTTAAAATTTATTTATTATTATTTATTTGCTATTCTTTGCATTACTCTATCTAAAGTAGTGCTTAATTTATTTTGCCCATGTAAATTTAAATTCGGTTTAGATTCACTTTCTGGGTTGTGTTTTACTTTTTCTACTTCTGCTAGTTCTTCTTTTTCTGCGTAAACTGTTTTAGTAGTAGTTTCTTCAGATTTAACAGACGACTCTACTTCTTCTGCCATTTCTTCTTCCTTAGGTTCTAAAATCATTTTAATTTCTTCTACCATTTTTTTAACTTCTTCAAGTTCTTCTTTAGTAGCATAACCCATTTCTTCTTTCTCTTCTTCTTCAGCTTCAACTTCTTCTTCAACTTCTTCTTCAACAGCACCAATAGATTTAATAATGCCTTCTTCTTCTATTATAAGTTTTTCGCCATCTTCTAAAGAATATTCACCAACTGGCAAAGGTACTTTTTCATCTTCGGTAACAATAAAAACTTCACTACCTTCTTTAAATTCTTCAGACTCAATTACAGTACCATTTTCTAAAGTAGCTTGTGCTAACTTTATTTCTTTAGGCTCTTCGGTAAGTTCTACACCAATAACCTCTTTAACTTTATTTATTATTTCAGTTGCTTTCATGTATTTATGAATGTATTATTTATATAATGTTATTTTAATTGTAATAACTTATTATTATAAGTGTTTTTATAAATTTTTGTTATATTTTTAGTTTGCTGCTAAACAAGCTGCACAATCATTATAAGAAGTAGCAGCACTAACCTCAAAGTGTCCTTGGTTTCTAGTTGCTGTTATTGTATAACACCCTGTATGATTATTATGTACAAATGTTAAGTAATATATATCACCTACTGTTAAATTAATATCGTGTGTGTGTATGTGTTTACTGCCATGTGTACAACTGGTAACAGTATAATACCTAGTAACAGATGTTTTAGTTATGTTTCCAATTCCTTGTGACATTAATTCACCATTACAACACTCCCTTGAATATGTTCCATCTGGGCATAAACAAGCTCGTCTATCATCATGGGGGCTTGGTATTCTACTCATGTTATTTAATTTTTACACAATTAGGAACTTTTTTCCCATTTTTAATTTTAAAACCTATCATTTCGTATCCACTCCAACAAGGTTCTTTAAGTTCTTCTTCAATTAAATCAAGCTCTTTTAGTTTTGCACCTGCCCACCTTAAAGCAGCTTTACCTCCCCATAATAAATATGATATTGTTCCACATGCTTTTGTATCATTTTCATCATAGTATTCTTGTGCTCTGCTTAAATAACTAAACATTCTTTTTATAGTTTCTATTGTGATTGGTTTACCTTGTGCTAATTGTTGTGCTCTTACTTTCCCAGTTTGCGTAGCACATTTATTATTATTTTTTTCGTTTAATTCAATACCTTTTTTTGCATTGTTTTTAACGCCACTTGGATAATCACTATAAGATTTTAAATTTTTTTTTTTCAATAAATCTTTTAATTTATCAATTTTAGCTTGTGCTTCCATTTCTAAATCATCTTTTACTGGTTCGTTTGGCCTTTGTAATTTATCTGCAAAGAAGCCTTCTATGCTAAACCCTTTTACTTCTCCTGCTTTAACTTGTTTCCATACATCGTCATTGTTTACTTTCATACTAACCATCCAAGTTCCAATAGGTACATTTAAATCGTACATTCTGCTTTTATCTTGTTCGCTTTCTACTATCCAACTTTCTACAGCAGTTAAACCTTTAAGTTCTAATTGGTGTTCTAAGGTTGCATTATTTTGGTTACCTTTTATAAAAAATAACTCACTAGCTTTACGTACAGTATCTTTTGAAAAGTATATATAGTATTCACTTTCTTTAGATTGTCGATAAATTGGTTTATTAGGTATTAAAGCAGCACCCATTAAGATACGTTTTTCTTTATCTACTGTTGCTAATTTAAACTCCTGGTTTTTTAAAGCTATAAAATCTGATTCTATTGCTGGGTTTTCTACTACTGATATAGCTTCAATTCCTGAAACTTCATCTTCTTCGTCTATAAAAAGTTCTATAATATCCATATTAATATAATAATTTTTTTGGTTTTTGTTTTATTTTATTAATTTACCTAAA